GGGAATTAATAATAACCCTAACGCAGAACAAATAGAAAAATTAAAAGGTTTGTGTGAAAATATTTTACAGCCAGTACGTGATCACTTCGGCAGAGTTAAGGTAACCAGTGGATTTCGAAGCGTGGATTTATGTATGGCTATTGGCAGCTCTGCAAATTCGCAGCATGCCAAAGCTGAAGCCGCAGACTTCGAATGTGTTGGAGTCGACAACGCTGAACTTTTTGATTGGATTAAAAATAACCTTGAGCCAGATCAACTGATCCTCGAATACTATACGCCTGGAGAACCTAACAGCGGATGGATACATTGCAGTTGGATTGAAGGAACACCAAGAGCTAGTTTTTTACATGCGTATAAATCAGAGGGAAGAACTAAATATAAACCAATATTAGGATCAGCCAAAGAACTTGTGTGAGAGATATAATTGTTATTTCTGATATCTTTGACAAAGGTTTAGGAGATCATTTCTGTGCTTCAGCTGCACTTAGGTCTTATTACAATAACAATTTTCAAGCTCATAAAATTGTGCTGTTTTCACAATATCCTGATCTGTATGCACAACAAACTTACATAAATCAATCATTTGGTTTAGAACATTTAGCTGCATTAGATTATGGTGCTAAAACTGATTTTGAATATGAAAAGATAATACATCTTTATTCAAAGAAAGATTTTAAAGATAAAACAAATATTGTTGAACAATATTGTGAAAAACTTGGAGTAAAGCCTGAGCATTATCCTAACTTTGAAATAAGACATAATAGGTATAAATTTGATAAGACAATACTACTAGCTTTAGAAACAGGTCAAAAACATAAGAGTGTATGGAATGCTAAAGAGGTAGAACAAGAATTAATAAAAAGATTTCCTCAATTTAACTTTGTTACAACTAAACAATTTGAACGTCTGCCTGCTGACCATTTACCTGAAATTTGCAGCAAGATGTCAGGGTATGTGTCTATTAACTCTGGTTATTATCATCTTTTACATAATAAAGAGTATATTAAAAAAGGCATACATTTGTATGTAGATGATGTTTATAAATACAAGTTTGGCTATAAAGACTCAGTACATTATAAATTTGATAAGATCATCAATGTTGATAATCTCTGTGAAGTATTCTATAATACCTTATGCCAATAGGAAGAACTGCAATACCAAAACAAATAGATGGAAAGCTTAGAGGAGCGAGAGATGAAAAAAAGAAGAAAAGACGTGTCATCTCCAAATTATATCGCAAAAAGCCTAAGGTCTTCAAAGTTTAGTCAAAAAGTGCTACAATCTAAGAAGTTGTACAACCGCAAAAAGGAGAAGTCATACACTCTCAAAGCGGCCGCTAATAAGGAGAACAAATAATGGCTACATCTGGAACAGTTGCTTTTAATTTAAGCATAGATGAAATTATTGATGAGGGTTATGAGAGATGTGGTTTATCTACTAACTCTGGTTATGATATGCGTTCAGCAAGAAGAAGCTTAAATCTTCTTTTATCTGAATGGGGTAATAGAGGAATACATCTATGGAAAGTAGCTTTGCATGAAGCAGCTTTAGTTTCAGGACAAGCTGAGTATGCTGTAAGCTCTAGTGTAAGTGATGTACTAGAAGCTTTTGTTTCTTCTACAGCTGCATCAGGTGATAGTGCAAGTACTCAAGATATATCTTTATCAAAAATTGACAGATCTACATATGCTGCTTTACCAAATAAGTTATCTGTAGGACAACCATCACAATATTATGTTGCAAGAGAAACAACACCTAAAATTTATTTATACCAAGCACCTGATTTAAATACTTATACAACTTTAAAATACTATGTGATAAAAAGAATTGAAGACGCTGGAGCATATACTAATGACCCCGATGTAGTTTATAGATTTTTACCTTGTTTAGCTGCAGGTATGGCTTACTACACGTCTATGAAAAAAGCTCCTCAACTTGTTCAACAAAATAAATTAATTTATGAGGATGAACTAAAAAGAGCTTTAGATGAAGATGGTCAAAGAGCTTCTACGTTTATATCACCTCAGACATATTTTGGAGATGGTGTATAATGGGTAAGTTTGCAACTGGAAAAAGATCATTAGCTATATCTGATAGATCAGGACAAGCTTTTCCATATAATGAAATGGTAAAAGAATGGAATGGTTCATTAGTGCATACATCTGAATATGAACCAAAACATCCACAGATTAGAAGACGAAGACAAGTATCTGATGCAATAGCTTTACAGAATGCAAGAGTACAAAAGTTTCAACAACCTATACAACCATTTATAAATAATCCTACAAGTGATGTGACTATAACTAACTCTGGTGGAACAATGGTTGGTGTTGCTAATTTAGAATTACCTGGAGACTTCGCATTCAAAACACAAGATTTTGAAATTACAAGAAATGGAGTAACTTCTATACTTCATTCTATGATTCCAGAAGATCCTGCTTTACAAAATAGAAGAAGACAATTAAACGCACAATTGTGTGCAGTAACAGTGGTAACATAATGGCAGTAACATACGCAAATTTTTTAACACAAATTAGAAACTACACAGAAGTAGATAGTAATGTTTTGACTGATGCTATTATTCAAGATTTTATAAGATCTGTGGAATTAGATATTGCAGGTAAGGTTGATTATGATGATTTAAGAAAATACTCAAACTCTACGTTTACTGCTTCAAACAGATATGTAAGTCTTCCATCTGATTTAACAATTATTAGATCTGTTCAAGTAATTAGCGGTTCTACTAGAACATTTTTAGAAAAAAGAGATACAAGTTTTATATCTGAATATAATAACAACGCAGCTACAGGACTACCTAAATATTATGCTAATTGGGATGACTTCAATTTTATAGTAGCTCCAATCCCTGATTCTAATTATAGTGTACAAATAAACTACATACAGGATCCACCTCAATTTACTTCATCTACCGAAACTTTTATTTCTAAGTATCAGGAGTCTATGTTATTACATGGGACACTAGCTGAAGCATACCGGTTCTTAAAAGGGCCTATGGATCTATACAACCTCTATCAAAAGAAGTATGATGAAGAAGTACAAAATTTTGCTCTTCAACAAATGGGGAGAAGAAGACGTGCAGAATACGATGATGGAGTGCCAAGAATTAAGGTTCCTTCACCATCGCCAAATTAATAATTTAGAAGGAGGCCTACTATGGCAATAACAACTAACGCAATCTGTAATTCTTTTAAAAAAGAATTATTAGAAGCAAAACATGACTTCACTCAGACTACTGGTGATAAATTTAAATTATCTATGTACACTAGCTCAGCAACTTTAGGTAAATCTACAACTTCATTTACAACTGGTAACGAAGTTACGTCACCTGCTGGATACACTTCAGGTGGAGGTGCTCTTGTTAACACAGGAACATCATTAGCTTCAAACACAGCTATAACTGACTTTGCAGACCTATCGTTTACAAACGTTACATTAACTGCGAGAGGTTCACTAATTTATAATACATCTAACTCTAATAGTGCGGTGGCTGTATTGGATTTTGGTGGTGATAAGACTGCAACTAGCGGAACTTTCACTATTCAATTTCCTGCGTTTACAACCTCTGCTGCAATATTAAGGATTGCATAAGAAGTAAAAGGTATGAATGTCGAAAACATGGGGTGCACTTGATTGGGGACAAGGTAGCTGGGCAGCACAAGGTGATGCCGGTGTTACTGTTACTGGTCTAAGTGCCTCCACGACAATCACAAATGTAGTACCTGACACTGAAGTTAATTCAGGTTATGGTAGAGCAGCTTGGAGCGAAGGTTCTTGGGGTATTGCTGGAGATGTATTAGCTCAAGGGCAACAATTACAAACACAAATTACAGCAGTCGTTGTCGATAACGAAATCAACGTAGGTTGGGGTGGAGACACTTGGGGAGAAAATGCTTGGGGAGAATTATCAGGTGTTTATCAAGATGTAACTGGACAATCATTAACACCAACAACAGGTTCACCAACACCTAGAGGTGATTGTAATATTGAAGTAGGATCTGTTAGCTTAACATCATCTATTGGCCAAGGTATATACGGAGTATCATTTACTTTTGATGCTACTGGGTTATCTTTATCTACCTCAATGGGAGAAGAGACAATTGGAATAGGTGTAAACGTAACTGGATCACAACTTCAAACAACTCCTGGAGGAGTAACTATTGATGAAAGCTTACTAACTGGAATTGGTTGGGGTAGAAGAGCTTGGGGTAACCTTGCTTGGGGTGAAGCATATTCAGTAGTATTAACTGGACAAGAATTATCATCTTCAATTGGTGAAGAGACAGCGTTTACAGATGTTACTGTATCTGTCACTGGACAAGAAATGTCTATGACTTTAGCTGGTAACTTCTCAATACAAATTGACCAAGATATATTTGTATTTGCAACAGAAGACCAATTAGATTTATCATTAGGTAACTTTAGTTTAGAACAAAGCACTAATGAAACAGCTACCGGACAACAATTAACAAGCACTACTGGAGACGTAGAAGCATTTCAAAACACGCCTGTTGATGTAACAGGAATATCACTATCTTCAAGCTTAGGTTCTATTAATTTAATACAATCAACCGTAGAGCCTGTAACAGGTATTGCAGCAACTTTGGAACTAGGGGACGAAGAAGAAATTCCAGGACAAGTTATAGGTGTGACGGGTCAGGCCTTAACATCAGCTGCAGGTTCTGTAACAATTGCAGCAAATGCTGATGTTTCATTAACTGGCATATCATTGACTTCTTCAGTAGGTGCACCTAATATAACTGCGTGGGCTGAAATAAATCCAGGTGTAAACAATGTTTGGGAGCCTGTTGACTTAGCCGCTTAGCAATAGTAAAATTATACTTAAATTAGGAGAAAAAAATTTATGGCATCTAATTATTCATCTGACCTTGCACTGGAGTTAATGACCACTGGTGAAAACGCTGGTACATGGGGAGATAAAACTAATACAAACTTAAACTTAATTCAACAAGCAGTCGCTGGTTATGAAGCAGTAGCATTAGCTGATGGTGGAACAGTAACACTAGTTATGTCTGATGCTGCATTATCAAATGCAAGAAACATGGTAATTAAATTTACTGGTACTTTAACTGGAGCTTCTGCTGTACATATTCCAGACTCAATAGAAAAATTTTATATATTTGATTGTTCTGCTGTTACAGGTGTAACAAACTTAACTATCAAAACTGTTAGTGGAACTGGCTTTACTGTAGGCGAAGCAAAAATTATAGCTGCTTACACAGACGGAACTAACTTAAACGAAATTGCACTTAATACAATTGGTGGTACAATTGGTACTGCTCAAATTGATGACGATGCAATTACAAACGCTAAGATTGCAGACGATGCGATTCAAGCTGCACAAATTTCAAACAACGCAGTTGTAACGGCAGGCATTTTAGATGCAAATGTAACTACTGCTAAAATTGCGGATGATGCAGTAACTCAAGCAAAAATTGCAGATGATGCTGTTGGTGCTGACCAACTTGTTAACACTGCAGTAAGTGCAGGAACTTACACAGCTGCAACTATTACAGTTGATGCTCAAGGAAGACTTACTGCTGCTTCTGCAGGAGCTTCTGCAGTTCCAGATATGATACTTACTCAATCATTTGTTGGCCCATCTTCTGGAACTTTTACAAAATCAACTAACGCTAATTTTGTTGGGTCTTACATTGTTGGTGGCGGAGGAAATGGTGGTAACAACCAACCTGGATTTAACTCAACTGGAGGAACTGGTGGAAAAGGTGGCTTCGGTTATTTTGCTGCACCCTCAGGAAGTCCATTAACAGTCCCTTACTCTATTCCTGGCCCTGGTGGAGGAACAACAAATCTTTCAAACATTGGTAGAGCTAATGGTGGAGGTGAAGGACAAACTGGAAGAAACTCTAATGGATTTAGAGGAGCTCCTGGTACTGTCGGAAGTATTACAACTGCTCCATCAAACATTGCAAATGTTTCTTATGACTACGGAGGAAACACAGGTTTTGCGGATAATATAAGACTTATTATTACTGGTTCAAACAACATCGGTTCAGGTGGCCCTAACGGAACAGCACCGGGTTCACAAGGAAGACCAGGCGGAATAATAGTTTATGAGGATTTAGGTACGTAATATGGCAACATTAATTAAAAGAGATAACGGAACTATGCATAAAGTCTGTTTGACTGAAGCACACGTAAATGCACAAAACCTTCAAGAAGAATTATATACTGAAGGACAATACACTAAAATGGAAATTTCTACAGCTGAGGCAAATGATGTAAGACATGGAAACAAACATTACATTGAAAATGCTTGGGTTGTTTCAGAAGATAGAGAAGCTCCTGAAGATGGAATTAAAACACATCACTTTCTTAACAAATCAGATTTTGATGGAGCAGTTGCTGCAGAGATTAAAATTTTTGAACATTTCTTAGCACTCAATCCTGATAATGCTATGGCAGCAGAAATATCAACTTATGTTGATGCTCTTAAAGCTTTAGATACTTCTGGTATTAGTTTCCCATTAGCACATAATGTATGTAGCTATATGGAATCTACAGGTACTACTTCATTCAGTCCTTTACAATGTCCTTAATAATTGATATTTAGCCTTATGGCTAATATCATTGAATTTTCTGCTTCTCCAGAATATTTAGCGACACCCGACATTGAAAAACCTGTTCCTATAAAAGTTAATATACCTAAATGGTATAAAGACTTAGAACATAAGATGGAGAAGTTAACTGTAAAAGGTTGTATGCCTTTTCTTGATACTTTGTCATCAGGGTATTTATTAAAACTTCCACAAGATATAGCTATAGGTCTAGATCATTTTGATGATGATGGTAATCCATTAATGCACGTAAGATACTCTTTACAAACTGAGATAGGCCCTAAAGAGGGTACAAATTTAAATCATGGGGATCATGAATCTACTCATCCAGTATTTCAATTAGGTGATTCACCTATGGTTGCTAAAAATAATGGCAGACCTTTTCACAAAATAATTAGTCCTTGGAGAATAAAAACACCACCAGGATATAGTTGTTTATTTTTACCACCTATGAATAACTATCATGAACCATGGAGTATTATTCCTGGGATTGTAGATACTGATAAATTTACACTAGAAGTTAATTTTCCTACAATTGTTGATGCAGAAAAGATTAAAACTAAGTATAAACAATTTTTAATGAAGAAAGGCACACCTTATGTTCAAATCATTCCTTTTAAAAAAGAAAGTTGGCAAATGAATATTAAACCACTAGAAAACAAAAAAAGTGTCTTTTTATATCCAATGAAATTACTACATAACTATAAAACAGCTTTTTGGAGAAAGATTACATGGAAATAAGAAGTTTTGTACAAGTTTTTGATAATGTATTACACCCTGAGGCTATAGCTTGTTTGCTGCAATGGTTAAATAAAACAGACAGATTTGATAAAGCCGATGTTATAAATGATGCAGGCAAAACTAGAAAAGGTGTATTGAGAGAAGATATAAGAAAAACAGAAGCTTTTGGATTACACCCCTTAGATAAAGAATTGACTTCTGTACATTGGTTTAATGTACTACGAATGAAGATTGAACAACAAGTTAATAATTATAGAATACTTCATCCTAATTTAGATTTACATCCACAAAAAGTAGAAGAAATAAATGCACTTAGATATAAACCAGGTGGCTTTTATAAGTATCATACTGATTATCATATTAAGTTTCCAAGAGTCTTAAGTACAATTACATTACTTAACAATGATTATAAAGGTGGACAACTTTGTTTTAGAAACCCTTCGAAAGAAGAAGATTCAGAATTTTGTATAGATGTTAAACCAGGACGAATGATAATGTGGCCAAGTAATTTTTTATATCCACATGCTATCAAGCCAATAACAGAAGGTACTCGTTATAGTATAGTGGGGTGGGTATGGTAGAACGTGTAACAAGACCATTTAAGTATAGAGTAATAAAAGGTTTTTTAGATAAAACAGAAATTAAATTATTAACTGATTATACTAGAATTAAACACAGACTTAATAGAGAAACATTTGATCTTGAACAAAGTAATAATTATGCAACCATTTTTTATAAAGACCCTTTAACAGAAACAATTATGTTACAAAAAAAAGAAATGATGGAAATAGAAACTGGTTATAAATTATTTCCAACTTATTCTTTTTTTAGAATGTATACTTTTGGATCTGATCTAAAACCTCATACTGATAGATCTTCTTGTGAAGTGAGTGTAACTGTATCTATTGGTTCTGATGGAACTCCTTGGCCTATCTATATGGATGGTAAAGAAGTGATGTTAGAACATGGAGATGCAGCAATTTATTTTGGTTGCGAAATACCTCACTGGAGAAAACCATTTAAAGGTGATTGGTATGCACAAACTTTTTTACATTATGTAAATAAAGATGGGCCACACAAAGAGTGGTTAAAAGATAAAAAACTGTTATGGGGCCAAACCGAGGAGGATTAAATGCAAATACAACAAAATGAAGACGGCAGTGCAGATATACTTTTTGAAGATAGTGAAATTACTATTTTAACACAAAAAAAGAAATTACATTTAGATGCAGAAGGTTTGCGGCATTTTGGTAATATTTTGGTAAAGATTGTATCTGATTGGAATCTTAACTTTAACGAAGATTTAAAAAATAAAGCAACACATGATACTACACGTGTTAAGTTTAAATGATAACACTGATTGATAATTTTTATCCAGATGAATTATATGCTGATGTTTTAGAACAAGTCAAAACTTTTGATTTTAATCCTAGTCATCAACCTTGCAGAAAAGATATAAACAGATACCAAGCTTATCCTGTTTATGAAACTAATGATTTGAAAAAAGACAATCCTGCATATCAATATTTAGAAAAGAAATTACAAGAGTTTAAATTAAAACCTTTTAAAATGCATACCTTTTATAGAAAAACATTGTTGTCAGAATTAAAAAAAAGTTTATCTTGGGATAACTATGCGAAACATATTGATGGTGGAGGTATATCTTTAGCAGGAGTTATTTATCTAAATACACAATCTATTCAAGATGGCACATCATTATATAATGACTTTTCAGATTATGAACCTACACTTACAGTTGCAAGTAAACCAAATAGATTTATAATGTATAACTCAAATATAATACATAGTCCTGGTGTAAGACAGTGGCAGGAAGAACGTATTATACAACCATTTTTTATAGAATATGCTTAAGGACGTTTTAAAAATAGAAAAACCATTAGAAAGACAATCTTGGTTATATGCATTTGATCTTGGTAAAATTGATACCGATTATTTTATTAAAAGAATTGATCACTTTGTAAAAGACGAAACTAATGCAAACTATGAAACAAATGTAAGAGGTAAAATGACTAATAATATATTTATGGAAGATCAACAATTTGTAAATATATTACATGTATGTAAAACTTATATAGGTTCTTTTTCTAGAGTATGGGATCATCCTTGGATATTACAAGATGCATGGGGAGTAAGAAATGATTATGGAGATTATACAAGAAATCATCGACACGGACAAAGTAATATATCAGGATTAATTTATTTAAATAGCAGCACACAAGAATTAGAATTTCCAGAATTACAAACTAAAGTTAAACCTGAACCGGGAAGAGTAGTTATTTGGGATTCTTTATTAAGGCATGAATGTAAACCAAATAGATCAGATATATCTAAATATTCTGTAGTGTTTAACATAGATTATCAAGTAGGTTACGAACATCAAGACTATCGATCTTGAAGACTGCTTATGATATAATATGGCATGCCATTAAAAAATGTACAAATACAGCCAGGATTTAATAAACAAACAACTGCTGTCGGTGCTGAAGGTCAGTGGACTGATGGAGATTTTGTTAGGTTTAGATATGGTTTACCAGAAAAAATAGGTGGATGGGCACAGATTACAGGTCAAACTTTAGTTGGTGCAGTCCGAGAACAGCTTGTATGGGCTGATTTGGATGGCAGAAGATATGCAGCTTTAGGTTCTAATAAAGCTTTATTTATTTATTATGAAAGTGCTTTTTACGATATTACACCATTGGACACTGCTATTACTGGTTGTACTTTTGGTACAACTAACGGTCTAACAGAAGTAGGTGTTAATAAAACTGCACATGGTTTAGAGGTTGGAGATTTATTTACTTTTACATCTGTAACCCCTCCCGTAGGAGCAGGATATGTTGCAGCAGATTTTACCACTAATACTTTTCAAGTAGTTACCGTACCTTCAACAGATGCTTTTACAATTACTATGGCTACGGGTGCTGGAACGACAGTATCTAACAGTGGATCAGCTGTAGTTAATCCTTATATAAAACCAGGGCCACTTACTCAATCTGCAGGTTATGGTTACGGAACTTCTACTTTTGGTGGAGCTTCTGGAGTCTTAGGAAGTTTAAATGGATCTCTAAATGATGACACCGCAGGAACGGGCGGGTCAGGAACTTCAATAACGCTTGCCTCAACAAATGGCTGGCCAACGTCTGGAACTTTTAAAGTTGGAACAGAATTTATATCTTATACAGGAGTATCATCAAATGATCTTACTGGTATTACGAGAGGTGTAGCAGGAACTCGATCTGCACACTCTTCTGGTGCTACTTGTGAATACTACACTGCATGGGGAGATGCTTCATTATCTTCCACAGTTGTACTAGACTCTGCATCTTGGTCTTTAGATCATTTTGGACAAAAACTAATTGCAACTATTAAAAATGGTAAAACATTTGAATGGGATCCTCTTAATGTATCTACTGCAGCTTTAACAACAAGAGCTACTGTAATATCAGGAGCACCTACAAAATCAGTTATGTCGATTGTTTCTGAAAGAGATAGACATTTAATTATGATTGGAACAGAAACAACTATTGGTCAAACTGCATCACAAGATAAAATGTTTATTAGATTTTCTGATCAAGAAAATATTAACGATTACACAGCTACTTCAGTAAATACCGCAGGATCTTTAAGGCTTGATTCTGGTGTTAAGATAGTTGGTGCAGCTAAAGGAAAAGACTATATTTTAATATTAACAGATACTTCTGCATACATTATGCAGTTTGTTGGCCCACCATTTACTTTTTCTCTTAGACAAGTAGGTTCTAATTGTGGTGCAATAGGTCAACATGCAATTAAATATGTTAATGGTAAAGTATTTTGGATGGGACAAGCAGGAGGCTTCTTTGTTTATGATGGTACAGTTAAATCATTACCTTGTTTAGTAGAAGATTTTGTATTTACATTTACAGGAAATAATGTGGTTACAGACAATATTGGAATTAACTACACTAATGGCGAACAAGTATATGCAGGTTTAAATCATTTGTATGAAGAAATTACTTGGTTCTATCCTAAGAATGGTTCTGATGAAGTAGACAGACAAGTTACATACAACTATGCAGAGAACACTTGGCATACAGGATCTCTAGCTAGAACTTCTTGGACTGATTCTACATTATATGACAACCCATACGCGACAGACTACGATACGACTGGTGTTCCTACGTACCCTACTATTCAAGGAGTGACAGCGGAAAACGGAGCAACAACTTATTACGCACACGAAATAGGAACTGACCAAACAGACAATGATGGTAATGTAACACAAACTATAACTTCTTACTTGCAATCTGGTGACTTTGATTTAGATATTAATGGAGATGGTCAAATGTTTATGAGTATGAGAAGGTTTATACCTGACTTTAAAAAAATAGTTGGTAATGCTAGTATTACAATAGGTCTTAAAAGATATCCTTCCTCTACCTCAGCATCATCACCACTTGGGCCTTTTACAATTACAAGCACTACTGATAAGGTAGACACACGTGCAAGATCTAGATTTGCAAGTGTAAAGATAGAAAATTTATCTAGTGGAGAGAGTTGGCGATACGGAACATTTAGAGCAGATGTACAACCAGATGGTATGAGATAATGGAAGATTTATTACAAGCACAATACAATAATCAATTAGCTAATAGTGCAGCTGAATTATTTGACCAAAGACAAAGAGAGCAAGTTAACAACTCAGCTATGGGTATAATGAAATTAGGTTTTCAAAACTCACCAGCTATGACAGCATTAGGTGACCCTATGTCTGAATATAGTAATTTTGATGTAGGTGGCCAAACTTTTGCATATGGTGATCCTATGGCACAAGAAAAAAGTAATTTTATTGAGAAAGGTTTTTTTAATGTTAATAGAAATGCACCTGGATTTAAAGGTTCACTTGCAAGAACTGGTATTAGTGCTTTAGGTAGAGCAGCAGGATTAGGAACAATAGCTTCTTCTGCACTTGGATTTGCATTTGCACCAATAGCAGGAATAGCTAGTTTGTTTAGTGGTTTAGGTAGAAGTACATCGATTGCAGGTTATCTACAATCTAAGCGAGACGCTAAGGCTAGAAGAGATGCAGCAGCAAGAGGTGCTAGAAAACAAGGTTTAAAAGCTCTGGCAAAAACTTATCATGAAATTGGACAAAACAGAGATGGAGGAGGTCACCCAGGAGGATCTACAGCAGCGGCTGGTGCAGCGGCTCAGGCAGCAGATGATAGTGCAGCTGGAGCAGGAGGTTACTAATGGCTAAAGTAGATATTTATGTTCCTGAACCAACACCAACTTATACTGAAGAAAATCAAAGACAAGTAGCACAAACTTTACAAACACTTAAAGATAAGTTAAACACAAGTTATCAACACGAACTTAAAAATGAACAAAACACTTTTAACTATTTTATGTCATGACAATAAGATACAAAAGCGAAACATTTGATTTAACTACAACAAACATCACGACAGTTTTAACGTGTCCATCAGATGCAACTATTATAGTAAAAGCTATTCAAGCTAGTCATCAGGCTGCATCAAATGTGGATGTTGATGCTTTTTTACAAAAATCTGGTGGGTCAGATGTAGAGATTAGTCATGCTCAACTAAATAAAAATTTTATAAACATGGTTAGTTCAAGTTTAAATATGGAAGCTAGTGATGTTTTAAAAGTGCAAGCAGATACTGCTAATCAAATTACAGGATCTGTTAGCTATGCTCTTATAGATAGATCTCAAGAGAATGGCTAAACAAAAATTTACAAACTTTGTACCAAGACCACAACCTAGGAAGAGACCTAGACGTCACACCAAAAGTCTTAACAAAAGTAAGAAAAGATGTTTTAAAAAATACAATCGGCAAGGACGTTAGTGCATATTACTAATTTTCAAAACAACAATATTAATAATCCTTTTAATCCACATTATTCATATCATATATATGAAGATGATTTACCTTTAGATACAGAAGTATTAAGTGAGTTTTTATTACACAAAGAAAAACAACTTATAAAAGAACATCCACCACATGATAATGGTGGTACAGGATTAAGTGAAAATAGTGTTACAAGTAGATTTATATATTACAACTTACTCGAGTTTCCTGAGTGTGGCTTTCTTAAAAATCATATAAGAAAAGCACACGATACATTTTGTAAGTTTTTAGAAGTAGATATACACGAATCATATTATGTTCAATGTTGGTTTAATGTAATGAGAAAAGGCGAAGAAATTAAATTACATAATCATGCAGAGGATAATACAGGTTATTTGAGTGGGCATATATGTGTAAAAGTTGCAGATACTACAACAGATTACGAGGTACCTTATTTTAAAACATCGTATAGATGTAAAAATACACCAGGAAAAATAACTTTATTCCCAGGTTGGCTTTCACATAAAGTAAGCACTATAGAAAAGGACGATGTAAGAATAACCATAGCGTTTGACATAAGAACTCAAAGCTCTTATATTCAACACGTTAACGATAAATTAAAAAATCATTGGATTAAAATATGAGTGATGAACTAATAAAAATACCTGCTAAAGCAGTAGAAATAGTAAAACATAAAAGAACTGGTAAGGTATATGCAGATAAAGCTGAATTTGATGCAGATGTTGCAGACCCTAATACAGATACAACCGCAGAGGACTTCAGACAAGACTTAGAAATAACAGTTGCAAAACTTTCTATGTTTGGTAAAACCAAAACATAATGAATCCTAGAGGTGGTACCGAGTTGCAAATGGAGATGCTTTACAAGCATTGTCCTAAAGAGCTGTTAGATAAAACACAAATCTGTACTTCTATACCTGGTAAAGTACCTATTGATCCAAATAAACTAAATATACTTTGGCAAAAAAATTCATATGACCAATCAAACTTACAAGAATTTTTTAACAATCCTTTTAAACATTCTGATTATGATTGGTATGTATTTAATTCACATTGGAATTATGAAAAATTTAGAATGGCTTTTAATATTCCACAAGAAAAATCAATAGTAATTAAAAACGGTTGTACAAATTTTCCAGAAAGAAAACCTTATATAAAAGGCCAACCAATTAAAATAATACATCATTCAACTCCTTGGAGAGGATTAAACGTACTGTTAGCAGCAATGCAACTTGTAAAGAATCCATTAATTACTTTAGATGTTTACAGCAGCACAAAAGTATATGGTAGTGAGTTTAGTCAAGCACATGAAGCTACTTATCAGCCTTTATTTGATCAGGCTAAATCTTTACCTAATGTAAATTACATAGGTTATGTACCTAATGAACAAATATTAGAAAAAATTACTGACTATCAAATGTTTGTATACCCAAGTATATTTGAAGAAACATTTTGTATATCAGCTTTAGAATGTATGTCCGCAGGACTACATGTTATAACTACAAACTTTGGAGCTTTATTTGAAACTTGCTCTGAATGGCCAGTATATGTCAATTATGATTCCAATGTAGAAAACTTAGCAAGAGCAACTGCACATGCAATAGAAACAGCTGCTACATATCTACACGAACAACCTGTACAAGATCATCTAGCAGAACAACAAAAATTTTTTAAAAAGTTTTATAGTTGGAAGAAAAAAGGTTCAGAGTGGGAAAACTTTTTAAAAGGTGCAATCCATGCAAAAGGTCTATAAACAATTTAGTGACGAAAAACTAGATTTCAATCAACTAACTAACTTAATATCTGAAGATCATTTTAAGTCTAAACAATCTAGTAAATGGCTAGAGAACTTTGTACTCCAAGGCACAATAGTCATAAAAAATGTGGGTGCACATCCTGCTTTTAATTCTTTAATAAATAAAATTATTAATCAATTTAAATTAAAATTTAAATCAATGGATATAGATTTATATGTAGGGTTTACTCAAGGTGCAACATCTAATATACATCGAGACGACTATGATGTTTATCTATATAATTTGTATGGAAATGTTATTTATAACATTAATAAAGAAAACTATATGTTAGAAGAAAAAGATTTAATTACAATTAAACAAGGAGACATACATCAAGCAATTGGTTTATCTCCTAGAATAACATTATCGTTAGGAATTTATGATTAAAGATATAGGACAAAAGGTTAATAGAGAAGGTGCGGCTAAACCTATTTGGATAGGTAAATCAAGTGTACCACATATATATGTAGCTACGCCTGTTCACGATCAAGTTAGTATTCATTTCACACAATCTATACTAGACTTTCAAAAGTATTGTTTTCAAAACAAATTAAAAGTAACTTTTCAATTAGTTAAATCATCATTAGTAACCCAAGGCAGAAACTTATGTGTTGCAGATTTTTTAACTTCCGGTGCTGACTATTTATTATTTATTGATTCAGATATTGAATTTGAACCAGGCACCATTCAAGCTATGATAGACAAAGACAAAGAGCTTATATCAGCTCCATACCCATTGAAAAATATTAATTGGAAAAAAGCATTTGAAAAGATTCAAGCAGGAGATGTTAAAACATTAGAAGATCTTTCTAACGCAATCTATCAATATCCACTTAGAGTTCCAAATGAACACGATATAAGTATGCATGAAGGGATAATAGAAGTAACTCATGGTGCTACTGGTTGTATGTTAATAAAACGTAGTGTTTTTGATAAATTAATGAAAGCTTATCCTGATAAAACTATTGTTCAAAAAACAGTTATGAATGGTGAACTAGTTGATAAAGATAACCTATGGAATTTCTTTGATACTTTATACGATTCAAAGACTAAAATGTATATGGGTGAGGACTTTGCTTTCTGCAAATTATGGAAAGATATAGGTGGTAAATGCTATAGTTACGTACTAGACCCAATTACCCACGTAGGCGAATTTAAATATAGTGGAAGGTTCGCTGATGAGTTGATAATCAATAAGTAAAATGGTATTATTTACCATTTAAAGATCTTTAAGGAGAACGTTTATAAATGTTACAATTTTTACCCTATGCACTTGCCGCCTACGGAGGATACAGAGGTTATAGAGATGCTAAGAAATCTGGGGCTTCAGGAATAGGAAGATTATTATCGGCTGGTACAGGTGCCGCTATGGGCTACTATGGAGGTAAAATGATACCAGGTGTATCTACATCTGGATTTACTCCATTTACATCAACAGCTTTTGGTCAGTCACTTCCTTTTGTTGGTGCAACACAATCAGCAGCAGCACAAACTGGTGGATTATCTGCAATGCAACAAGCACAAATTGCAAGTAGCGGAGCAGATCCAGGATTAGCATTATCTCAAATGCCAGCAGGAGGTGAAGGAAACCCAACTGATCCAAGAAGTTTTTTACAAAAAATGTTTTATAAAAAAGATGCACCATCAGAAGTAGATCCATTAAAATTATTTGCAGGTGTATCTGGACTAAGTTATGCATCAGGTGCTTTTGAACAAGGCCCAGTAGATATGTATCAACCTACATACAATATAGCTTACAAAGAATTTGCAGAGAAAAGACCTAACTTTAAATATATAGATCCACAAACTGGTGATGAAAAAAATTACGAAAAAGTTTACATACCTGAAGGTAATGTTGAGGGCAATCCATATCAAATGGTTAAATCTAGATTAAGAGAAGGTGGGTTAGCTGAAATAAAAAAATTTAATGAGGGTGGTATTAATTATTTACCATCAAAAACATCTCATGACGAGTATGATTCTAACAATTATGTTAGAGCAACTGGTTATGTAGAGGACGGATCCGGAACAGGAGACAAAGACGAGGATACGATGTTAGCTCAATTAGCAGACGGAGAGTTTGTAACAAGAGCAGACGGTGTATTAGGTGCTGGTTTAATAGCTGGAGCAAATCCTACAAGCATAAAAGATATGCGAGAAAAAGGTGCGGCTTACTTCTATGAACAGCAAAAAAGATATAAAAGAATTTTTGACTTAATAGGAGAAGCACGTGGCACGAGCAGCAAAAAAAATTAAACCATCAGTAAATATTGTACCTGTTCTACCTAAAGACGTAGAAAGATTTTGGCCTTTAGCTGAATTTATGATTAAAGAAGCGTTAATTTATTCTGGAAGATATGCAGAATCTTCTGACATATATAGTCTATTATTAAAAGATGAGGCACAACTATTTGTTATGTTTGGATCTGATGAAACAGAAGAGAATAAAGTATTTGGTATAGCTGTAACAAGAATAGGTTCTATGCCTAATTACGATCAGTTAGAAATTATTATATGTACAGGTAAAAGAAGAGAGCTATGGGAAGATAAAATTGTAGCTCATATAACTAACTTTGCTAAACAAAACAAATGTAAAAGACTTTGCATTTGGGCAAGACCTGGTTGGGAAAAAGTTTCCAAAAAATGGGGATGGAAGAAAAAACACGTTCAACTAGTAAAGGATATTAAATGAGTTTTGTAAGTAATTTATTTGGTGGAGGCGGTGGAGCACCAGCATCAACTCCTGCATCTCAAACACAATTTGTTAGAGAAGCTCCAGGTATAGAAGAAAGAAAACTTGAGTTGATGGATATCGCGAGACAAGTTTCTCAAGATCCAATTAAATTACCTGGTATACAAGTTGCCGGATCTGGTCTTGGATCAGCTTTACAACAACAAGGACTAACGGCTGCCGGAACAACAGGTGCGGGTGCTGGAACTGTTAACCAAGGTATAGCACAAGTATTAGGTGCAGCAGCTCCTGTAGGTCAATCACAAATAAATCAATTTTTAAATCCTTATCAATCTTATGTTACTGATGAAATTGGAAGACAAGGACAAATCATGCAAAACCAACTATCGGCACAGGCAGTTAATCAAGGTGCCTTTGGTGGAGGACGTGAGGGTGTTCAACAAGCGGAATTACAAAATAGAATTTTGGAAGCTCAGGGTAGAGCTAATGCTCAAGGATTTGGAACTGCATTAGGTGCAGCTCAAAGACAACAACAATTAGGTATGGCTGCTGGTCAACAATTAGGAAACTTAGGTGCTGGTCAACAACAAATGGCTCAAGCAGATATTAATCAACTAATGGCTTCTGGTGGAATTCAACAGCAATTAGCTCAACAAGCACTTGATGCACAAAGACAAACTACTTTACAACAACAATACGAGCCTTACCAAAGAGCAGAGTTTCTTGCAAACTTATATGCTGCAGGGCCTAAATCACAGTCTGGAATTACGATGACAACACAACCTGGCACAAGTCCATTAGCACAATCTATCGGAACAGGATTAGGAGCATTCACGGCATACCAAGCTGGACAACAACAATAGGAGGATTAATGTCAATTAATAATGTTTTAAATCGTCCTATTTTTAGAAAACAAGCTTTACGTAAAGGTCATCTTAAAGTAATCAAAGCGAATACTGGTACTTATACAGGAAGTTATCTTCCACTAGATCCAAGAACATCAACTCCTAAAGGCCCTGGTTTTTTTTCAAAGTTAGGTTCTGATATAGGTGGAGTAGGAAGAAATATTAAAGACCCAAGATTTTTAATTAATGCTCCTTTTGGTATGGGTGGTGCTACTACTAGAACTGCAGGAGCATTTGGGTTGTACCCTTTAATTGGTGAAGCAACAAGAAAATTAGGAATGACAGGCGTTGGAAAAGATGTTGCAGATTTAGGTATATCTGCAGCGTTATCAAGAAATCCATATGCTGTTGGTGCGGGATTATTATATGGTGGTTATAGAGCAGCACGTCCTGTTATCGGAAGAGGAGTAGATTTAATTAAAGAAAGACCACTAGGTACAACTGCATCTAATGCAAGTTTTATGCCTGGTATTGAAGGTGTGTTAGGTAAACCAATTAATCAAGTATCACTAGAAGAAATGGTTAAGAATAATCCTAAAGGAAGACCAATAAATAAACCGGGTGAAAGAAATAAAATAGCATCAGGAAGAGGTGCAGGAGATAAAGAAACTGCTGTTGGATATAAACCATTTGATGATGCTGTTGCAGGAGTTACAGATAATTTAACTGTACCTGATAATATGGCTGAATTACCTGGAGAGCCTAAAGTTGATATAACTAAAGTAGTAAACAACATCGCACCAGTGCCACCGGAAACAGGTATTACTGCAGATGCTCCACCACCTAAAAAGGATACTAAACTTGCAAAAATAGAAACACAAGAAACTGAACAAAAACCAGGTGGAACACAATCTGCTGGTGACATTGTTACATCAGCAAATGAAAATTTAAACCAACCAACTAGAATAACTTCTGCAGATGGTGCACAAGTTACAGATGATATTATTGCAAGAGCAAGAAAAATAAGAACAGAATTAATGCAAGGTCAATCATCGCAAGCTAAACTTGTATTCTTAGCTAACTTAGCTTCTGGATTAATGTCTGGTACTACAAGCAAAGCTGGTATTGGTGGAGCTATGGAAGTATTTGGTAGAGCTTTAGGCCCAGCTGTAAATAATTATGCAATGATTAAACTTAAAGAAAATGAATTACAAAATGAATTTATGCAGAGTGCATTAGAGATTGCTTCTGATGAAATGGATAGAAAAAACAAAGCTTATGAATATCCTGAAGGAGACCCAGGTGTTGTTCAATTTTTTAACGAAAATGGAAAAACGGTTAACATGACAGGAATTAGATTAAAAGATGGTACAGTACAAGTAGCTATGCCAGGACAGTATGATCAAAATGGAAGAAATGTTTATAGAACAATTCCACCAGGACAATACAATAGATTTGCAAAAAATGATGAATTAGCTAAACCACAAATAGAATTGTTAAAAGAACTAGAAGGTAAGTACAGAGCTTATGCAT